CTTTTTGTGTACGTAGTAACCTTTGCCGTGAAATTACCGTATTTTGGATGGGACAAAATGCCCGATCCGCTTGCGTTTAAAGCAGCATCTAAAACGTCCCTATTATCGTCATCAATTTGCGCTGAAACAGTAAACTGCTTAGGCATTTTCCCCATTTGCTCAATTTTAAAATTATTAGAACCTGGGTATAAATGCTGGACTGTCTTAAACCCTCGTTGCTCTGTGCTTCCACGGTAATAAAAAGGTATTCCACGCCACGATGCCTGTTTAGGGTTAGCCATTATGGATTCACCCCAACTGTCTGCATAATGCGCCCACGATTACCAGAAAATCCAAAGTTGCTAGTGGACACTTTACTGCCTTTGTCGGCTGATACAGTTATATTCCCATTTAATTCAACTGATTGAGATTGTGGCCGTGATGTACTAAACATTGCTTTAGAAACGCTATCTTGGCCTGTTATTCCTCCAACAAATGTGGTTGCCATATCAGACTTGTACTTTTTAAAAAACGAATCAAAAATATTAAAGTATCGTAAAAAATCATCTAGCGCACCCTTTACAAAATCAACCGCCGTTTTAAACGCCCCTTTAATAATGCCCCCAAACTTTGAAAAACCTGCATTTACTTTATCCCAGTTTTTATACAACGATTTTGCAGCCATTACCAACGCCACCATTATAGCCACAATTCCAATATTAGATATAATGAATCCTACAGCAGCAACAGCAGTCCCAATGGCTATAATTGCAGGGATCGCAACAGCAGCAGCCCCAACCACTGTTAAAATAGCTTTTGTCAATGCTCTATTATTTTTTACCCATTCGTGTACACGTTGCAATACATTAATAACAATCCCTGCGAATGCCTTCGCTTCTGGCAAAAATTCATTACCTATAGCAGCAGTCGTTAAAACAAAATTGTCTTTTAACGTACTTATAACACCGCTTAGCGTTTTTGACTGATTTATCATTGCCCCATGAGCAAATCCACCTTTTTTAGTCATATTAATCATGGCTTGCTCAATCATTTGAAACGATATTTTTCCTTTGGATGCCATATCAAAAATAGCGGACTCATTTACACCAAATTCTTTAGACAATAACGCTATCGCTGGTATCCCCCTGTCAGACAGTTGCAATATCTCCTCAGTCATTGCCTTGCCTTTATTCTTTATTTTCGCAAATATAGAACTCATATCTGTCAATGGGACATTTGAAACAGCAGCTATGTCACCTAAAAACTGCAATTTATCCGATATTTCCTCAACAGGAACGCCAGCAGCTAACAACTGCCTTCCTGCCTTACTCACTTGCTCTAACTGAAACGGCGTTTTAGCTGTAAATTCATTCAATTTAGCTACCATTTCAGCGGCTTTATCAGCATCTCCCAGTATGCCCAAAAAGCCAGTACGCATAGTTTCCATTTTTGCGGCGTTTCGCAACAATATACCAAACCCAGCAGCAACAGGCAAAGTAAAGCGTGTTACCATTTTCTTTCCAAACTCAACGGCTGTATTACCCATTGATTTTAGCTTTTTATCAAGTTTTTCAACCTTAACTCGTGACTTATCTGCTTGCTCTGCAAACTTGACCATATTACGGCTAAATTTGTCCCTAACTTCGACTAAATAACTAACTGATTTCATCGTTTCCTTTGTTGCTTTTCAATCTCTCGATTTTTTTGCGCCACAATATTACTTACCTCTTTATTATACAACAACAACTCACCCATATTCATATCCATTAACTCAGAATAGTTAAAATGGTGTTCCATCATGTAAACTACAAACCCCTCAATAGTTATCCTATTAATAAACTTAAAATCGGTAAATAAAAATAATGGCTTATTTTCTACAAGGCCAGCGACAAAAAATGGTCAGCATACCCCCCAGCTAACGCTTTTAAATCAGGCAAATCCAAACCATTATCAAAATGAGTTTTTTTCATTTGAACACCATCAATAGTTATCGTTGGCTTATCTTCTGTACCAGAAAGAAATATTTGTTCCAAGTTATACATAATAGAAACAACTATATCCGCATCTGCAAACTGAATAATTAAACTTCCTATACCAACTTGGTCATCCGTATTAGATTTTGCATCACTTTGCTTACCAACCCCATCTATCATGGTATTAATTTTTGGGAAGACACTTAAAAAAGCGTTGTTTAAATCTGCTTCCAACTTTAACACTTTATACTTATCTCGTGGTCGTGGGGCATAAACACAAACATCTGATGCATCTACATACTCACCATTTTTAGATATTTTAATTGGGGTTTTTAAAGTGTATTCAAAAAATTCTTTCATTTTTTATCCTCGATAATCACACAAATCAATTTAGCCTCCTTCAAATCTGGGGTCAAAACATCAATGCTTGGATTCTCCCAATGCACCGAATCACCATCAAACACAAACTCAGCAGGGAAGTTGTCTTTTAATCCATCCAGCCATGCTATATTCCAATAATTTAAACACATATTAAAAACAATCGACCCATCCGGCCATTTCATACATGACATACCTTCAAAAGTCTTTCCGCTTATCTCTAAACGACATTCTGACGGGACTGTGGATTGATCAATACTTATCGATTGCATACTAGATTCAAGTATAGCATAATAATTAGTATAATGTCAATAATAATATTAGACAATTTAAATGCTACTGAATCTAGTATGCGTTGCAAGGCTCGCATTAGGCTGTAACCGCTTGCGAGCCTTCAAATTCTACAGATATAACCCCGTCAGATGAAACATTGATTTCAGGGTCAACATACATACACATTTTTTGAAAGACTTTAGTGACACCAGTGGACGCAACATATTTAATCACGTTTCCAAGGCCGTTAGACTTCCAACCACGAACCAATGCTTCATTCTCAACAGTTGATAATAAATCAAAAGAAACCATGCTTTTAGCTGTTGTATAATCCACTGCTTCAATTACGTCCACAGACGTTCCGGCTACTTGTGGGGTAATAACCTTATCCCCAGAACCATCTTTCATACGCAAACTATTCCCTTGAATAGCCACTGACTGGTCATTGATAAATAATTGTCCACCGACTAATGATGTTGCCATATCTTACTCCTATATGTTAAACACTGCTTGTAATACTAAATCAAGTCTTCGCAGCTGAGCAACAAGCGGTACTTTAGCCGTGCTAGTAGCCTTTCCATTTAACAAGTCTAGGCTAATTGTTAAGTTATCCACAAAGTATTTAACATTGTCTTCACCTGCTCGGTACAATAAGTATCCTTCACCAGATAAAATATTGTACAATTCTACCAGCTTGCCACGAATTGCGTTTTCATTTACCATGTTATACCCAGTAACCAACGAACCGTCAGTCAATCGGCTTTGACTGTAAGCTGATTTCAAATTGTTAAAAATAAACTCAGCACCAGCAGATGTCACATCCACGTTGTTTAAGAACTGGTACGTTTTATCTACATTCCCAGCAGCGTCAGTTTTGTAGGTTGTATAGACTTGCCCCAAGACAACACCATTGCCAGCGACGTTATTGCCAATCACAAAACCACCAGCCTCGTTAATTTCAGATTGCTCAGACTTAGCCCACCCCTTACCAGTATCAAGAATCGGCAATGTTAAAGGCGTGTTCATGTAAGGCAGTGATGCTGTGTGAGTACCACCCCTTGCGTCTAAATTTGAAGCAATAACAAACTGCGCTATATTCGCACCATCTGTAAGCCTTAACGCCCTAACAGCCCCAATTTGTGCTGCAATCACATCATCTAATTCAAATATAGATGAACCCTTATACAAAGTATCATTTACAATACCCTGAGCATTGACAATCAATGATTGTGAATTTCTAGCATTTAAAAATGTTTTTAGGTTAGCCAATGTATCTGTTTTCGATATTACACAAACACCATCAATAATTGCATTGTCCTCGTTCCACCGTGGGTCTAGCAATGAAGTCGTGCTTGTATGAGAATCCGCAACAACTGTTACATCGTAGTTTCCAGGGAAAACAATAGTTTGGTATCGTGTTTCACCAATTACATCAAACAATCCAGTTAATACTGGGTCAGTCGCCCCGCCTGTCATAGCCGTGACACTTGGCGTAACTCCACCAACAATTCCTTTTACTTCTAAACCAATCCCATTGCCGTATGTACCAGCATTGTTAGCGGTCAATGTTACCGTTCCAGTTGTGTTAGATGCTGAAACAATCTTGTGAGCATCAGCGTTAATCAAAGCAACTAATGCATCCCCGATTTCTGTTGCTGTATCCCCTGATGCAATAGATACACTGTATTTATGGTTAATCCGTGAGCCAATCGACACAACCAACGCTCCGGCTTCTGTAGCTGTCCCAGAAAATGCAACCGAGCCAGTAGCCTGAACCCCTGATCCATTGTCATCTAATGGGATAACATCCAATCGAGTGACTTGGTTTACTGATTTAAACGCCTTAACCATTTCAGCAACCTGAGACCCCTTCCCAAAATTACCAATCTCAACATTAGCATTACCAACACTTTCAACCAAAGAACCACTTGTGTAAACCGAACCTGTTTGCTGACCAACAATCAACACCTTTTGTGGAGCATTGCTAATTGACTGCTCCGCTGGTGCCTTGGTTATGTTAATAATAGGATTACTGACTGTCATTTAATACCTCACTTTTTTCATCTTTTGCAATTTTTTTACGAACAACTTTTTTTTCTTCAATTATTTCTACGCAATTATCAAATTGAGCATCGTTTAATCGTTTGCGCCAGTAGCTATTAACTGGTACACCATCTACCGCTTCAACCTCTACAATATCACCTGCTTCATGCAATGCTAGATTTCTGTTTAATTTTAATTTCATACAATCGATTATATCACAACAAATTAAAATTATTTTCTTTTACATTTTCACAATTGTCATTTTGGAATGTATTCTCAAAACTTCTAAATGCCACGGTTTCAGTATTTGTATATGTATCCCCAGAATTATACATAAATTGGTTTGTGTCCTGAACGTGGCTTGCCGTTTGCGTACTCAATATAGTTTCGGTTGTTTCAAAACTGTATGAATAAACAAGGTATGCATCGTTATAACTAATTGCCCCATGCCCTAATGGCACCATTAGCGTGTTGCTTGTATTCGAAAAAAATGTGCTTGGTCGATAACCAGCGACAGTTTTATACAATGACGGTAAAATGTTAAACGCCAAATCTATAGCCTTACTGCCTGTCAACTCATTAACTGTTGGAATAAATAAATAAAACGAAAAATTATTTACCAACTTTAAATAAAATTGCTCCGTTGACGTTGTCTCGCTATTCGCATCATTTTGGGTGTTCCTGTCTGCTGATGCATCAGACCCTTCTGGAACAATAAATAAGAACGGTGTATTGATTTTCTTATCTGTATACAATTTTATAGCTCGTTCAAGCGTTGCCACTGCTGAAATCTGCAACCCTGTCACAAGTTTCATGTCAGAGCCAGAGCCAGCCGTCAATCGGTCGTTATTAAGTATAAACTGAAATTTGTTTGCATCTAAAACTGCGCTAACCTTGTGCCAACCATTGAAACCAACAGAATGAAAGGTGTGTAGCGTTCCTGTAGATTGTACTGGTGTTCCTGTGACATTAAATGTAAATGTAGTTGAACTTGGGACACTTGTTATTGTTTTATCACCATTGTACGCACCCTCAGTTGACGATATATTGACTTTGTTTATGTATGGGTATGACAAGTCGTGATCTGTAGCGCAAGTGGCTGTAGCAACACCATTTACGGTTGTTATATCTGTTATTTGAATATCTGTTTTTATTCCAGATAGCAACAAATTGTCGCCAACTGATAATCCGTGTTGTATACACGAAATTGTAACATCATTGCCAGACTTTGTTAAATCTGTTATTGGCTTGGATACGCTAAGATTGCTGTTGTATAAAGGCAGTATGCTTTGTACATGAGTGACTAATTCACTTAGGTTCATGCCTATATAATACTACATTGCAATAGCGTTATGATATGTATTTTAAATCCTTACCAGAAACAATATCCAAAACAATAGACTCGTGATACTCTATTGCCTTTTCTAGCCCATAGTTTGGGCAATTTGTGAATTTAACTGAATAGCCATCATAACATTCAACCCTTGTTTCAAAAATAGGGTAATAACCACCACCCCCTCTGTGCCTGTCGTCATCGTCTTCAGCGCAATCAGCATCATCTAAACTAGTAACTATGTTATACTTTTTGTTTTCTTGGGTTTCATATTTTAAAACAGAAAATTCAGAATGCATCACAACAGTCCCATTACCATACTTATCTTCCAAACGGGCATATAGCTCATCATTAGGACATTCAACACAAACCTTCCTGTCCTTTATATAAAAAAAACAAGGCTCCCACGTTTGTTCAAGCGAAAACTCCCACTTTTTATAAGTATCACGATCACATTCTACCAAATTATCATTTTTATCAATATAGAAATAAGCATACATAATTAACTCCCTAAATTACCTACTAAAATAATCATACTAGCACATGCATAACGACGAATCGCACCCCCTAATACATTTGCTTCGGTCAACAGTTTTTGCATCGCCGTGCGTCTCGACATTAGCGTTGCCGAACATATAAACCGTTGACTTCCCAAACCCCCAAACCTTTTCAGCACTGTAAACACTCGCTTTTGAATTTTCGTGACAAAAAATCACAGGGGCTTCATCTAAAGAACCGTATGATTTAACACTCGAAGCCCCAAAAGCATGAACAACTACATTGTCGTGGACATTAGCCTCCGAGCAATCAAACAGATAAACGACTGCGTCCCCCCAAACGTCCACCCTCGATTCACCAAAAATATACAAAACCCCACCCTCAAGTTCAGTAAAACCATATTCATCTATATCCAAGTCATACAAAGGCATTTTTTTGCCCATATCATAAAATATTTCTTGTTTAGTCATTTTTACTCCTTGTGTTAAACAATCAAACTATAGTTATTATATATTGTCAATGACAATTAGTCAAACGTATAATAATTACAATTACCAGACCGTTTCCCTTTTTTGAAAAATACACTAAATACTAAATAGACTAAAGCCAAAATCGCCATAATATCATAAAAATTAATCAAAATAGAAAGTATTACAGAAAAAAATATACCAACAAATCTTGTGCATCCAAAAAGCAGTATTAAAAACAAAAACAGGGAAAATAGAACATGCTTATTAAACACCAAACACCCTATCAATTTCTTGTTCAATATATCGTTCAATTTTCCCAGCATTGCTCTCTATAGCCAGCCACATTGCCGGACGATTTAACGATTTCGGGTCTTCCAAATACTGGACATAATCAACGCTGTTTTCAAAATATAGACGATTCTCACCGTGAACCCTAAATGACAACCCCCTTCTAGCTTTACCGCTTCTATTCGCCCATGATTCACCATCTTGACTAGCTTTAATCCTTCGCCCTTTGTATCTATATACTCGCCCAGATTTCTTTTTTAAAATCGCATCACTCGCACTTTTACGCAATAGCTTGCCTGAGAAATATAAAGCGTTACGCATTGCACGTCTGGTTTTTTTTGGCATTTGCTTAATTTCAAACACCACCCTTTTACTTTTTCGGTCTAATTTGATACTAGCCATCGTTAGCCAGTAACTCTGAACTCCCCTGCTTGATTAAATATAAACGCAAGAACTTCTTTCCCTCGTTGATATTTTCTATCCTATCAACTTTATAACGAACCCCATCATACAACAGCCATTCTTGATCCGTAACTGTAACAACGCTTGTATATCGTGTTGTAAATACATGCGTGATAGATTCTGATACCCCAGCACCGCCAAATGACCGATAGCCTTTCTCATCCGTTTCAAACTTGCCCCACAAAACACTTAGATCAATAAATTGTTCAGTTAAGTCTGTTACCCCAAAATGAGAACCAACCATTGCCCGTGTTTGCACAGTAACCTTTTGATTCAGGCTCTTAACTGGGATGTTAGATTTACAACTCATAAGATATATCAATTACTTTGTAGCGATCATAAATATCATTAACCGCATCAGGACAACCGCATATTCCACGGTTATCGTACCAATGATGAACGGTTTGCAACAACGCCATAGTAATGTCTGCAGGAACATCCGATACGTTATCTCCATAGCCAGATTTAAACGTGATTTTAACCCCCTTTACATCATCATCTACAGTAGGTGTTTCAATTTGCTCAATAATGCCATAAATACCCCCTTCTGATAGCTTGTATTCAGATGATAGAAGCGTTGTGTATGTACTATCTTTTAAATATTCAATAGATACAAGGGATTGATAAGGCGCACGGCGTAAAGTTAAGTCTCCATTAAACGATGGTCTGTAACATTCATAGGTAGCTGTTAGCAAATCTCTATTCATGATGCCCTCGGCGTGTTTTACCGCTGCGTCAATAAATAATTGGATCATCGAGTTTTCGTCATCGCCAGATAATCGTATAAAATCCTTGACTTGGTCGAGTGATATTATATTTTTCTCAACCTTACCAATCCGCTTGTATTCTATAGTCATTTTTTAATTGCCTTTTTAACGACCCTTTTTACCTTTTCAACTTTTGTTTCTAAATCCTCTGATTTCATAGCCTTGTTTTCTTTTACTAATGTTTTTTTTGTTGGTTTGTCTTCTTCTATGATCTCGGCATACCCAAGCATAAACATTGCTTGCCCAATGCTAGTTAGTTTTTGAGACGAATTGATAATTGCCCCTTTTGTAAATGTTATGTTTTCACCATTAACATTAAATTTGCAGTCTTGTAAAATTTTTACTTTCATGGTTAATTTACTCCTAATAATAAAATGGTGGCCTTTTACAGCCACCGATTATATTCCCCTCTATTATAACACTTAATGTTATTAAGCAGTAGGTTTGCTCAAAGCATGGCCTTTGATAGCAACCACACCAATAACAGCACCACTAGTAGTATTAGCTGACACGATACTAGCTCGAACATATCGTTTCTTTCCTACATAACCAACATCTTTGGACAAGTTGTCGTCAGTGTCCGCAGTGAATGATGGCAATCCACCAATAAGGTCTGTAGATGCAACAGTAGCTGCGTCAGACAAGGCAGAATCATCACCATGCTCGACAACAAGGGTGTAATCACCGTCACTTACTGTTCCAGTAACCAAGCTGAAAACCAATGATGCGAACCCAGCTGAATCAATAATATTACCAACAGTCGTGGTGTTTGTAGCAATAGAACCAAAGTTTAAACCTACCTCGGTTGAAATTGAACTCTTTAAATCATAATCCATTTTTTAATTCTCCTAGATTACCCCACGATCAAACGTGGGGCATAACAATAATTCTATTAAGCTTTGATTTTTAACAATGCGAAGGCTTCTGGCAATACAACTTTACCAGTTAGGTATCGGAACCAAGTGTATTCAATAACACGTTGCTTCTTTAATCGGTAAGGGTCTTGAACAAGTTCAAGGTCTACACTGTCAAGAATATTGTATCCTGAGAAAAAGTCACCAAAACCGACAACAATATCGCCAGCAGTTTGGCCAGTTAGTCCGGTTAGCTTGTCCATATCTTGCATGATGACATAAGGAAACTCATTGATAGTGTTAGGGGCATCACCCATACCAGCTTTCCACAAATAACCATTGTTAGTCCCTTCACGCTCAGTTTTTAAGTATGCCAATGTTTCACGGCTTAAAAAATAAACTGGATTATAAGCATCACTTACTTTAGCCGAAAGCAAAACAACGTCATCAAATGTAATCTCACCAGCTGTAGCAGTATCAAACGAGGGAACGGAAGAATTTACCAAAACACCCTCTGGGGCTTTAACGCCTGTACCTTTTAAAAAGTTTCGCCCTTCAGCTTGTGCAAATGCTAGTACAGCATCACGTTGAATTTCATTAGCCATATCAAAACCAGCAAAATTAAGCTGATCTCGTGTAACAGGGGTAGTTACTTGCAAGGCGTGAGCTGTCAACGCTTCTGACCCGTATGCAGATTGGCTGTCCCCACCTTCCTCAAGCTCACCTTCAAACAAAGCAGTTGGGATTCCAGTTCGAACTGGGACATTTAGAGTTTTAACGCCAGCCACAGATTGAACACGGGCTAAACGGCGAACATCCGAAATTTCCTCAACTTGTCGGGCAATTTCAGTTGACAAAACTTCAGGAACCAAGTACCCACCGTTTGCACCAACATCTGTTCGTAATGTTTTTTGCTCAGATTCGGACAAAGCAGCTACATCCCAAGATTTGACCAAGGAATTAAAAGCCTTATATTCGGCAGACTCTTTGTAGTTTTTTGGGGCTTCAACAGATTTCTGAGAAATAGCCAACTCCAAAGTTTCTAAACGCTCTTGTGCTGCTTTCAACTCGTTAGCTGATTCAACAGACTTTAACGTCAGCTCTTTATTCTTTTCTTCATAAGCATCAATATCTTTTTGAATTGCTTCAATTTTAGATTTTTGCTCACCAGTAGCACCTTCAATACTTTTCAACCCTTCTAATACTGCACCTAACTCAGCATTAGCTCCTTGTTCGGTAGTTTTTACTTCTACACTCATTTTTTTACACTCCTGTAATTATCTAATAAAACAATAAATAAATTGATTATGCTCTATTCATTGCGATAGATAACTCATTTCGAGTGTTGACAAATCTATGATATTTAATATATCACAGTTTTGCTTGTATATTTTGTAAACTCGATTTTATTTCTGACAACAAAGCCTCAGCTGCTTTCTTTTCAGCATCAATAATTTTGTCGGCAATATCTTTTTTGTCTTGAATTTTTTTAACACAGGCTAAAAACGCAGTTGCTTCTTGGTTGCTTAATCCGTAGGCTTTTAAAAAGTCAGATGCATCCTTGATATGCCCAAATTGTTCAAACTGTTGAACCATGTTTTTTTGCAAGGGGCTATCAACGCCATCAATCTTGTCATAATATTTATTAATTGACTCCACAGCCATGCTAATGTCATCAATACCATCCACTGACTTACGCCCTTTAATTGCTGCACTAGCTAAAAACAACGCTTTAGGGATTATTTGTAACTCACCGTCAACAACATCAGCAATCTGGTACGCCCCTTCTTGTTTTTTCTCGTCATAGAATAAGAACGCTGTTTTTTGTTGGTCTACTGGCAATTCTTTTTGGACACGTTCCAATGCTTCAGACGGTACCCAGGCATATTCTTTTTCATAAATAGGCAAGTTGTCTTGAAATGGGGTAAATGCTTTACTTGTAATAGCTGCTTCTGGGTTCATGGGTATAGTAACCAATGATACCTCATACAAATCAACAGACTTAATCATTCGAACATTAGCCCCGTTGTATTTTTCATAATCAGCATCTTTAATTGAAAAACCAATAGACATATCATTGATAGACCCTATTTTCATTTGGGGGATAATACGATCAGAAACAAATTTATCATCCCTTGGCATCTTCCCTTTAACGTAAAGTCCTTTCTCGTCCTCATACGCATCAACAAATACACCTATAGGCATATCCATTTTATGTTGCCACAACAACTTAGGCATTTGCCCCTTTAAGCTTTCAACAAAAGCCCCTTTTACGACAACATCATTCCCACGGTCGATATTCCCAAATGTTGATCCGTACCCTTCAAAATAAAAATAATCGGGGTCATCATTGTTAAACTCTTTTATTTCAAACGACAGATTTTTATATTCTAAGTTTTTATTTTCCATTTTCACTCCATTATACACCATATAGACTACTACACCGACAATTTATAATATTTCCAAGCGATGCCCCCATGCTTGTATCGCTGGGATACATCAAATATTCACCATTGACAATATACGGATCATTCATATTTTGCGTTTGCCCATCAGCCATTGCATGCCCCCCTCGTGTTCGATCATCTAAGATAGCCGCCCATTCTTTCTTGACATCAGGATTCCCAGTAACAACGCCATCATTAATACTGCTAGGGTCAACGTCCCCATTCCTAGATATTACCGCTGCTTCAATATTTTTAGAACGTTCAGCCATAAACTGGGTTTCTGTTAATGCTATCATGGCATACCTTGACTTAAAAGCTTTATCCAAGCCTTTATTTATTTCATCACGAACCTTAGTTCCAGATTCCTTGGCCTTTTTTGTTGCTTTGGCAGCAGTATCTTTAATGTTATCATTTGTGGTTTCTATTAATTGCAATGCCCTTCGCTGAATAATGCTTTCAACAAACGCCAACGCAATTAATACAGACGTAGCCTTAATCTTTTCGTCTTCCTCCTCTTGCTCCTGTTTATACTCAATTCCTTTAGCTTCTAAACTTTTTCTATACGAATACTTGCCCTCATTGATAAAATTGCGTATAACACGCTTATAGTGCCTTTCAAGCAGCGTTTCTGTTTGTTTTTGATATATATCTGCGTTAATTAACAGCCCAGTAGCAGTATAGAACGATACCACATCTGTTTTGATCTCGTTAAAATACGACACTAGATCACGGTTTAATGTTTTTTCTAGTGCAAGTTTAAGCGTTAAGTTTCGCTTTGCTCTTTTATTTTTTTCCGATGTAGTCATTCCATAAATTGTTTAGGTAGTCTTCCGAATATTCACCACTTAAAGACTTTATTTGATCTACCCATTGGCTTTTTGCGCCTTGGTCTTGGTAGGGGTCTTGGCTGATTGGTATTTCTGACATAGGTCGGTACACCTCATCCCCATGATCTGGCAATGGCTGGTACCCTAATCTACTTCTCATTTCGTTTACAGTAAGGACGTTTGCTAGTTTAAGCATACGGACTTCCTCGGCTTCTCTTAGTTTCATTGCAGAAACTTTTGAAGCGTCACATACAATTCGGTGTTCTTTTTTTAAAAGCCCTCTGCTTATAAACGATTCGGATATTCCGTCAAAAATTGCGTTAAATGTTGGGAATACTGCGTTTTCGTACAAAGCATATAGGGCTGTTTGGTAGTTATTGTAAGTTTGTGAGCCTGAGTTTACCAACGGCTCTGGGATATCGTATCGTTGATAAATTGCCATTTTAGATTGCTCTTTATTCTCGTTGGCCTGCATATCCCTATTACTTCGATTGCTATGCATGTGAAAGGCCACGTCCTTAGAGTTTATCGCCATCATGCGCCCCTCATTTTGTGCGCCTGCATAGTAATTACTTAAATCCTTTTTAAACATTTCAAATTCTGCTGTATTATTAAAGTGCGTTTGAATAATACCAGCCCCAGAATACCCTCTATCCAAATAAGCAGCGACTTGTAATAGGGATTTTTCAACAATTTGAGCATCTTGGGCTAGGGCTATTAGCTTTGACGTTGCTTTTGTTTCATTTTGCCCTAAATAACCCTTTATGTGAATTAATTCCCCTAATCCGTTAGCCCCAACAATTCGCCCATCGTTTTCATTGTGTCTTTGTAAATACATGCCATTGATTGATGAATAAAACCCTGTGTTATTTACTGTGTAATTCCGAACCCCCTCTGTCTCTGTGATTGTAACTGATCTATCACATACTGGCGTTATGTACTTGGATTTATAGTTTGTATTATTCGACAAATGGACGTAGGCGTTGTTGTATATCAAGAAATCTGTTGCTATTTGCATCATAAACTCTGCGTATCGTTGCACAGAGTTTGGTTTTCTTAATATTTCGTATATATCACCACCTTCATTCACAACAACTCCATTTCGATCAACAATAACTGGTTGCAATTGCGATACTTTTTCCGCAATCATATCAACGGCATGACCAATTGGGGCAACATTTTTATATAATGAATACCCATCCTGCCTACCACCTTTTAAAAGATAAGAGAATATACTTTCATTGTTGCCGGTAGTTCGTGAAGTAGGGGCAGCTGATTTTTTAAATGGATTTAATTTTTTAATTGGGTCAGTAAAAAAAGACACGGTTTACTCTATAAAGATTTACTATATTCAATGCTTAGGTCGCCATTCGTAGGATTATAGCCAGCAACCACGTTTTTAAAACCAATTTTAACCTTGCTGCCTTCATATTTTACGACAACGTCCTTCAATTCCCCTTTGCTAATTGAGGTTACTGCATCAGCAGCGTATTCAATGGCTTTTGCATCGGCTTGACCATTTAGTTTAGCAACCTTATCAACTTGCTTGGCTAAATAGACAGCTATTGCGTCATCTTTAGTGGTTTTGGTCATTTTTGAAAATAACTCTAGCGCAACAAGGGCTTTTTTGGTGTATGCAATCCCCATATTTCTATTTTCTT